GCTGTGGCGGGGCGGGCGGGCGAATTGATCGGTGATTCCGTTCGTCGCTTTACTATGCCGCTGAAAGATAAAGTCAAATTGCTGCTGAATGAGGGTGTGGAATTGACGCCGGGCCAGATGCGCGGCGGCGCTCTCAAAGACACTGAGGACAAGATGATGTCGGCGCCCATTACGGGGCACGCCATCCTGTCCAGCCGCCAGCGCAGCATCGAGACGTTTAACCGGGCGGCATGGAACCGCGTGCTGGAACCGCTTGGTCAAAAGATGCCCGATACGGTGAAGATGGGCCGCGAGGCAACCGATTATGTGGACGATCGGGTTTCCGACGCCTATCAGCGCATCGTGCCGAACCTGCGGTTGACATCGGTGCAGAACGATCCCGCATGGGTGCATGACATGACGACCGCGATCAACGATGCGCGCGGATCGCTTCCGGATGCGGAATTTAATCATTTTGAAAAGCTGGTGCGGTCTCAGTTGATGGAAAAACTCGGGCCGACCGGGACATCCGTTGATGGCGACGTGATCAACGGAATTGATTCGCAACTCGGATTTGAAGTGCGCGGCTACAAGCGGTCTCAGGAGCACGACAAGCAAAAGCTCGGCGCGGCGCTAGAGGATGTGCAGGCATCGTTCCGGAGCCTGTTGGAGCGGCAAAACCCGCAATACGCCAACGATTTGCGCGCGGCCCGCGCCGCCTATGCGAACTACGTCCGCGTCGGCAAGGCAGCATCGGCGCAAGGGACCGCGGCAAATGACGGCATTTTCTCCCCCGCGCAACTCAACGTGGCGGTGCGATCCGAAAACAACACGACCCGCAAACTCGGCTACGGCAAGGGCAAGGCGTTGCTTCAGGACCTGTCTGACGCGGCGGTTGACGTGGTGCCGAGCAAATATCCGGACAGCGGCACGGCGGGCCGTAACGCTTTGATGGGGATGCTTGGCCTTGGTGCCGGCGGCGCGTCCTGGTGGATGCACGACCCGACCGCGATGCTGTTGTCTGCGGGTGGATTGGGCGCTCTCGCCATCCCGGCAACCAAGCCCGTGAGCCGCGCCATCAACATGGCCGTCAACCGCCTCAGTCAGCAGCCCGGCCCGGGGCGCAACGCGCTGGCGGACATCCTACGCTCGGGCGGGCAGGTTGCCGCGCCGGCTGTCGGCTCATACGCGGCGGGCGTTACGCCTCCGAGCCACCCATGACGCCACCCAATACCCGAACTGTTCCGCCGCGCTCGGCAATCCAGCCGCTATCCGGGCCGCCCGGTTGCGGCGGCGGCGGACAAGCCATGTCGCCCAAAGTCCAAGCAGGATGCTTTTTAATGCAACTTCGCCAAGATGGGGATCAGCCATGAGCGATCCAGTTCATAGGGCAGTCCCTATGCTGCGTTCAACCCGCATCATCATCGAGGCCGTGCCTCCCGAGCAAATGCGCCTCCCGGCGTATCGGCAGGAGGGGTTTGGCGACTGGTATGTGGACCGGGAGACGGGTGACATCCGGGTCACAGTAGCAGGCGGCGATGTATGGGACCAACCGGAACTGTTCCTTTTGGCGCTGCACGAACTCACAGAAGCGAGATTGTGCTTTGCCGCGGGGGTGGTCCAGGGCGCCGTTGACACCTTCGATGCCGCCTTCACGGGCGATGGTGAGCCGGGCGATGCGCCGGATGCACCGTATCGCGTGCAGCACAGGCAGGCGTGCATGATCGAGCATTTGGCCGCGCTGTTCCTGGGGATCACGAATCACGGGAGAGTCGAGTGAACGTTCTCGCCAAAGTTTGCGAACTCACCGTGAAGCTCGGCGGCTGCCTTGCAATAAGCGGCGTGCGCGAGTTCTGGAGTCGCAAACAGACCGAGATACCGAACCTTATAGTTGATCCCAATCAAAGCGACCCACTTATCCCTGTGCTTATGAACACCCTTGAACGGGCTTTTCCCGTCCTTGTGCTTTCTAACGTTCCGCGAGTTCTGAAAACCCTCTGCCGGACGCAGGTTGTTGCGGCTGTTGTCCGTCCCGATGTTGTTTCTGTGGTCGATTTCCGGCGGCTCATCTCCTGTGACCATTTTCCATATAATCCGGTGCGCTTGATATTTCTTAGAAGACACACCGACCTGAATGTATTCGCCCCAAGCCGTTCTGGCCACCCATCCAGCGGTCTTGCCTGGAAATCGAGCCAGCCAGTTCAGCCACCTACGGCGATCTGGAAAATGTTCGATTGGTCGAGCGCGCCACGTCAGAACGCCTGTTTCCGGGTCGTAGTCAAAGCACTGGCGCAAATACGCTTGATCGGGCAAACTCTTGACAGCCATTGGTCCGCTCCTACGGATTGGTGGTCAGGGGCGCGATGGGCCTGCCAGGGTCTCATTGCGCTCCGCGCGTATACTCCATTATATCATTGGAACAAAGGAGTATCGTCATGCGCGTGCTGCTAATCGACACCGATCATGTTGGGCTTAGCCTTGCGATGCGCGCCGCCGCGGCTGGACATGAAGTCAAGTTATTCCGCTATTCCTCCAAGCCGACGCGGTATGCCGAGGGCTTCAAGGGCATTACGTTGGTTGACGACTATCGTCCGCATATGCCATGGGCAAAGAATGATGGCCTGATCGTCAATACCGCCAACAACCGATACCTGTGGGAACTTGATCGCTATCGGACGGACTTCGGATACACCAATATTTTCAGCCCAAGCGTTGCGTCTGCCCGCCTGGAAATCGACCGCGCCGCAGGCATGGATGCCATGAAAGCCATTGGGATTGAGGTTCCCCCATATGAAACATTCGATAGCCTCGAAGATGCGGATGCGTTCGTGCGCAAGTCCGATCGGGCATGGGTCCACAAACCGCTCGGAAACGAAACAAATAAAGCACTAACGTATTGTTCCAGTGACCCGGCGGATATGTCGGGTTGGCTGCGTCGTCAAATTAAGTTGGGCAAGAAGTTGAAAGGCAAGGCAATGCTCCAGCAGCGGGTTGATCGCCTTGCGGAAATTGGTGTCTCTGGATGGATGGGGCCGGAAGGCTTCCTGCCGGGACGCTGGTCTGTGGCGTTCGAGCACAAAAATTTAATGAATGATGAACTCGGCCCGGCGACAGGCGAGCAGGGATCTTTGTTGCAATATTGCGAAACCGACAAACTCGCGAAGGATATGCTTTTGCCGCTAGAACCGGTTCTTCGCACGCTCGGCCATCGCGGCGATTTCGCGATTGGTGCCATGATCGATACCAAGGGCAAGGCGCACTTTCTTGAAGTGACGGCGCGATGCGGGTATCCCGCCTTCTGGATTCAGATCGCGTCTCATCGCGGCGACCCTATCAAATGGATGAAAGATTTGTTAGACGGCAAGGATAGCCTTCGGGTGTCCAATGACGTGGCGATCGGGGTTGTGCTGTCTCAGCCCAATTATCCGTACGAAAACTCCTTGCCGGAAATGGTTGAGGGTGTTCCGATTTATGGCATTGATGACGTTTTGCCAGACATCCATCCGGTTGAGGTGATGCGCGGTATTGGCCCCGTCATGGAGAATGGTAAGGTGGCGGACCGCCCGACATACGAAACGGCAGGGGAATACGTTCTCGTTGCAACCGCTCTCGGCAAGACCATCGAGAGGGCGCGGAAAAGGGTCTATGACACCATAGACGCAATAAAATATCCCAACCGGATGTTCCGCACCGACATCGGGGAAAAAATCATCCCGGTTTTGCCCGCACTCAAAAAGCACGGCTACGCGCTGGACATGAACCCTTAGCCCCTCTACAAAGTCTCTGCTGCGGCGGCGTGGGCGAGACACGCGGCGGACTGCGCTCGTGAGTGTCGTGGTCAACGCGGGCTAATTCCCCTGGCCGGTAGCCAATCCGGCCCGCAGCAAATCTTGCGCCTCTGCCCGCGATCGTCTATACTCCCGCCACCATACCGGCATGGACCTCGCCGGGCATCTCAATGACCAAGGCGCACCGCGCCGGAGATGTCCCGCTTGTCAACGATGGTCCTGGCGCCCCCCTTGGTTCAGCAGTTCACCGATGGCAACGGCAATCTGCTGGCCGGCGGGCTGCTGTTCACCTATGCCGCCGGCACGACCACCCCGCAAGCCGCGTTCACCAGCGCGGCAGGGACGACCGCCCTGCCCAATCCGATCGTGCTCAATGCGCGCGGCGAGGTGGCGCCATCCGCAACCGGCACGTCATGCGGTCTTTGGCTCGATCCGACGCTTGCTTACAAGTTTGTCCTGTCGCCGGCCACGGACACCATCCCGCCGACGAATCCGATTTGGACCATCGACAACGCGGTTTCTCCGCAATCCGCCATTTTGGCCGCGCTGGCGAGCTACGAGGCGTCGCTCGGCGGAGTCCCGATCGGGTCTCAGGTGGCCTATGCCGGCTCTACCGCCCCGCCCGGGTGGCTGCTGTGCTACGGACAGGCGGTATCCCGGACGACCTATGCCGCGCTGTTTGCCGTCATTGGCATTGCGTACGGCGTGGGCGACGGGTCCAGCACGTTCAACCTCCCAGACAAGCGCGGGCGGGCGTCCATTGGCGCCGACAACATGGGCGGGTCCGCGGCAAGCCGCGTCACCAACGCCGTCTCCGGGGTCAATGCAACCCTGGTCGGCGCGGCGGGCGGCGATCAGCGAGCGCAGCCGGACACGCTGACCGCGGAAACGACGGTTGCCAGCGAAGTCACCGACAACGGGCACGTCCATACGTTCCAGGCCGTCAATGATGGCGGGACGGGCATTTATGCCGGCGGACGCTCCGGCGGGCCGGGCGCCGTCGAGACCACCGACACAGCATACACCGGCATAGGCGTTGCCAGCACGGCAACCACGACTGTTTCCGGCGTGCTGACCGGCGCGGCGCAGAACATGCCGCCGGTTGAGGTTGACAACTGGATTGTTTACACAGGGGTAGCGGCATGACCGGCGTAGCGGACAACCAAAGCCAATCCCCGCAAATGACCGTGGGGATTTCTGCGCTCGGCGCGGACGGCACGTACAGCCCGGTCTCGCCGTCAAAACCAATTCCCGTCACGCTTGCGGCGGGGGCCAGCGCCATCGGCAAGGTCGCGATTGACCAGACGACGCCCGGCACCACGAACGGGGTTGCAGTCAACTCGCTGCCCGCTCTTGTCGCTGGATCGGCAACCATCGGCTCTACCACGATGGCGCCGACGAACAACGCGTCCACGCTAACCCTGCCGTCCACCACGACGGCATACAGCGCCAATACTTTGGCGGCATCCAGTGCCACCGCCGGCAGCGTGGCAGTCCCAAGCGTAACGCTTGCCAACGGCGCGGGCGCCATCACCGGGTTGCGGCTGTCAAGCAACGATTCGACATCGACGGCATATGGCGGCCAAACGGTTCAGGTTGATCTGTGGACCGCAGCACCAACGTTTACAAACGGCGATCGTGGCGCGTGGGCGCTCGCAAGCGGGTCTGCATCGCACCTGAGATCGTTTACCGGCACAATGTCGGCGGTGGCCGGTGACGGCGTGTATGCTGAATTGGCGGCCAATGTCGGCAACTTCGCGTTGCCGAAGTTGGCATCCGGCACGACGCTGTATTGGACCTTGACGATGATTACCGGCTCCGGCGTAACCGGCGCATCGAAAGTCTGGACGCTTGTCGTTGAGACAATGCAGTGAGGCGTTTGCTGCTCCTCTCGGGCGTGCGTCCGTCCTACGTCGCGGACCTGACGCTTGGGTATCTGCCGGCCGGGATATCGTTTTCGCGCGCCGGAAACGCGATGCTGACCGACGCGTCGGGGAAGTTGACCTACGCGCCGAACAATCTGCTGACGCATTCGAACGATCTGACAAATGCCGCATGGAACAACGCCGGATATACAGTATCGCCAAATAGCGTTGTTGCACCCGATGGCACAACGACAGCATCGCTTGTAACGCGTCTCGCGTCCGGGTCGCAATATGTCCAGCAGGGTGTGCAAAACATACAGGCTGGTGTAAACACGATCGTCGCTGCGTGGGCTAAAGCCGGAACTTCCGGGTCTTTGGCGTTCACCGGCAACGGCTCTCTCGGAACAACAACATTCAACCTAAACACCGGAGTTTCCGTAACCGGATCGGGTGGGTGGGTGTCGTCCGGCACGGTAAATGCCGGCGGCGGCTGGTGGCTTTGTTATGCCGTAGCAAACGTTTCGTCCAGTCAAATAGCTTATTTTAACCCCACAAATGCAGGCGGGACTGGCGCCACCAATTCTGTCTGGCATTTCAGCGTCTCAGCCGTCACCTACGAAACGACCGCCCGCCCCGGCGATCAGGTCGTGACGGGCGCGGCGGCATACTACGGGCCGAGGTTCGATCACTCTGTAGCCGGTTTGCCGGCCGGGCTGCTGGTGGAGGCGTCGGCGACGAATTTAGAATACTACTCTGACACATTCAGCAATTTGGCGTGGATCAAAAACTTTTCCGCATTGAGCACCGGATCGACCGCACTGGACGGGTCTGCGTCGGCCCGCGTTACGATGAATGCCGGGAGCAACCAATACCCGCTTTACGGCACAGGCTTTAATAAAGTGTCGGGAAACACGTATAGCCAATCAATATACGTCAAGTATGTAAATACACAATGGCTGTGGTTTCGCGGTGATTTGACTGTAGGTGCCCAAGATGATTGGGCGTCATTTGACGTTCTAAACGGGGTCGGTGGCAACGCACTTGCTGGTGTTTCCAGTTTTACTATTACCGGGGCGGGCGGTGGATGGTATCGGATTGACTTAATTGGCACGGCAACCACTTCTTCCTCTGGAAACCTCGTCGTCAGAGCCGGGACTGGACCGACCCCGACGAACTCGGCGACAACGTATGCGGGGACGGAGGCGTTTGACATTTTCGGTGCGCAAGTCGAAGTCGGCTCATTACCCACCTCCTACGTCCCCACCGCCGCAGGCAGCGTCACCCGGGCGCCGGACGTGTTGAGCCTGACGGGAGCAGCCGCCGCCGCAGCAGCGATTGGCCCGGCGGTCGTAGAGAGGCAGAATTACGCTACCGGCGTCATTTCGCGCATAGCCTACGCGAAGGGCGCCTTTGCGTGGTCGCCCGGGTATCGCGTGCGAAAGTTCGCGATTTACCCGCCGAACACGAATACCGCGCCGTTTCTGACCGTTGGCGGGAGGTGGCAATGAGCGATTTCGTTCTTGACTTCGGCACACCCGACGCCGCGGTTTTGGCTTATCAGGCGCTCGGCTTTTGGGATGCGGTGAACAGCGTCCCGATCACAAAAGGACCGCTGACGGGGGGTCAAGGAGCGTCGTTTTTCATGGAGATTTTCGGGGCCGCGCCGGGCATCGGCTACGGCGCGCGGCTCCGGCTGAACGGCATTGACCCATTCGCCACCGGGCTTTTTCAAATACCGGCCGGAGTGACGGTCTATCCCGAAACCAAATACCTTGCAGATGGAGTAACGATAGACGCAAGTTACGCGCAACCTCCATATGGACAGATCGCATGATGATCCGCGCCGTCCTCGCCGCCTCTCTGCTGCTGCTGGCCTCATGCGACGCCCCGCGCGTGACGCGGACGGCGGACGGCGTTCGTTTGGCATCGCGGATTAATCCCGCGTCGGCTGCGGCTGTGGATGCGCTGCTGCGGCCCGGCGACACGCTCACGCTGGACAGCGACGGCGGGTATGTCGCGGCGGCTGCGCAGATCGCCGTGGCGGTCATGCAGCGCCACGTAGACACGCGGGTTGATGGCGAGTGCGCCTCGGCCTGCGTTCTGGTGTTCGCCGCCGGGAAGCGCCGCTCCGTGGCGTCCGGGTCTCGGATCGGCGTGCACCAATCGACGGACCCGAGCGTGGACTCGCTCATGGCGATGTCGCTGTCTGCGAACGGAGCACCGCCCGGCGTTGTGGACGCGATGCTCGCGACGCCGCCCGCGCTGGTGACGTGGTTGAACGCGGCCGAGATCGCCGCATGGACCGACGAAAAATGACCCACGCCCGGAACCCCGCCGCGCTGCAAACGCGGCGAGGAACCGCCCCGCCACGACAGAGGGAAAATCTGCCATGACGACGCACGCACGGAAGCACGATATCGCAGGGGTGGCAAATGGCGCCCTTTAGAGACGACGATGAGGCCGGCAAGGCGCTGATTGATATAGCGGTGCTGCGCAAGGGGCATGAGGCAATGGCCGAAACTGTTTCCGAGGGCTTTCGCCGCTACGACTTGATCTTGAGCGAGATACGAACCGCTCAAAATCAAGTCCACGCCGACATCGGAAAACTTCAGGACAGCATTGGTGCGCTCGGCATTTCCGTAGCGGAGCGGCGCGGGCGGGACCGGACGATAGCGTGGCTTACGTCACTGGTCGGGGTTCCGATAGTCGGTTCCGTGGCAGCGTGGTCGCTTGGCTGGTTTGCTCATGGACCCGGGCACCCGTAATGCCCGGCGCAGCGCACTCGGATTCCAGATGGACGGTTGGCGGGAAAGCGCAGGGCTGTCCAAAGAGATTGCAGTATTTCAGGCGCTCGGAAGGCCGATCGTCTGGATGGAGCCGGGCATCGTGCCCGGGGAACTTCTGTAGGAGCGCAAAATGGCTGACACTACCATCAACGCAATTGTTCATCTCGACGCAGACAATTCCTCGCACGTCCGCCTTTTGGCTGCACTCGTGGCCGGCGGGGATGTCGTTGAGGCGTCGTTCATCTCCGATTTCATCGGTGGCGATCTGTTCGACGGCGCCGAAGAGGTCTCCGAGGCAGAATCCGTTATTGCCGAAATCGTCGGCGAGGAAGCCGCGGCCGATATCATCGGCGCTTTGGATGACGCGGGGCTGCTCGTGGCAACGGACTCCGACGACACGATCCTCCCGGCTCCGGGCGCGGACATCACCGACTGACCACCACCAGCGGGGCGCTTCGGCGTCCCGCGCTTGGAGTTCAAGTATGCCCTACGCGCCTGTTATCCACCGTCAATACCTCGATCTCCGCAAGCCGGAACCGGAGCGTGATTTGTGTCAGCGATGCGCGGGGAAGTGCGCGCGGGTGGAGTGCCGGGTCATGATCTTGTGCAAGGATTTCGTGCGGAAGGAAGAAACGGATGGCTGACCCTGCCCTGGCTATTGCCGTCCCGCTCATCGCCGGATTCGAATCGTTCCGGGCCGCGCCCTACCGCGACAGCGGCGGGACATGGACCATCGGCTACGGCTTTACCTATCTGCCAGATGGTTCCCGCGTCACTGCACACACGCCGCGCATGACGGAGCCGCAAGCATACTCGATCTTGACGGCGCTGACCGCCCGGACGCTGGCAATCGTTAGGGGCATGGTTGACAAGCCGATCAGCCACAATGCCGCGGCGGCCCTGACCAGCTTCGCATACAACGAGGGCACGGGGCGGCTGAGAGCGTCGCCCATCATCATGCACGTCAATATGGGCGATATGGTCAACGCCGGGCGGTATTTTGCCGGGTACGTCTATGTTGGCGGCGAACGCAGTAACGGCCTGGCTAACCGCCGGGCGATGGAGTTGGCGCTATTCAATGCGCCGGATGGGCACGCAACGCCCGGCAGCACCCTGCACAGCCCTGCAAACCCCCTCAATGCCCCGGAAAGCGATGCCGACCGGCTCAATGACGCGCAACTCAGGAAATAGGCCATGTCCGTCACCGTCAGTGGGTCGAATGGAAGTGTCACCGTCTATGGGGGAGGCGCCCGCGTGCGAGGCTTCTCCCTCGCGATAGACCCTGCCCAGAGTGCGGCACTGGCGGCGCTGCTCATGCAGCAGATTGCGCGGCCGGTCTCGATCGCCGGCACGATAACGCTTTCGGACGGAACCAAAGTCACGTTCCAGGACGTGGCTGATCTGCGGCCTACCGAGGTCGTATTCAACTTTGGAAGTTAAAGGAAAACCGAAACCATGAGCATTATCCAGAAGCTCTACGACTCCGAAATCAACGTCTCGATCGCTTCGTTTTGGGACGCCGGCTTTGAGGTCCGCCTCGGGGACGACATGAACGGATTCAAGGACCAGACCAGCGTCAAGACGTTTGCGGAAGCCGAAGCGTGGCTCCGCGACGCGGCCATCCGCCACTATCCGAATAGCGACTTTGCGAAGTCGCAAATTTCGGCAACTGCGGGGGCCTGATCCATGTGGATTTTCGCTGCCTTTGTAGCCGGAACCGTTTTCGGCGGCGTCGCGCTCTGGCTCTATTTGATTACGTCGCCTGTCTATCACTGAACGGAGAAACGAGATGACCCCCGACCAACTCGACCTGATCGTCACTATCGGAAAAATCGCCGTCCCCGCGGTCGTCACGCTGTTCATTCCGTCGCCCGGCCCGAGGCTGGCGGAGTTCGCCAAAAGCAAATGGGGCGCCATTGCTCGGATCGCTCTTGCCGCGTGGCGGTCGAAAGAAGTCCAGACCGAGGTTGCTGCGGACCTGTCGCCAGCAATCAAGGCGATGATCGACGCGGCGGTTGCGGATGCCGTGGCGAAGATTCCGGCAGCGGCACCCGACGCAGGCCCCGGCGCCGTCGCCCGCATCCCCCTTGCCGTTGTCGTCAATCCCCCGGCGCTGCCCGCGCCCGCCACAGCCACGGTAGTCGTCGCGCCGCCCGCGCCATCTGTGATCGCCCCCGCTCCTGCGCCGGTCGTGTCGTGACCGGCCCGCATCCCCTCTCCCCCGCCGCGTGGAACGCCATGCGTGCGGCGATCGACTTCCCTTTTCGGAGCCAATGAAATGCTGACCCGTCGCGCGGGCCTCACGCTCGCATCCGCCGCCATCCCCGCCGCTATGCTGGCCGGCTGCTCGCAGCCACCGACGCCGCCCATCAAAACCCTGATCGCGGGCGTGCAGGCCATCCTGGACGCCTTCACAGCCAACCTACCGGCGGCGCTGGTCGCCGTATCGGCGGCAACCGGGAAGCCGATCCCGGCGGCGACGACATCTGCCGTCAAGACCGTCCTGACCAACCTGACGACCGCCGCGAACGGAGTCGCCACGGTGGCGAGTGTGACGGACCCGACAGCGCAGACCAAGGTGCAGCAGTTTGAGACAGCGCTGAACACCGCGGTCGCCATCGCCGCCACGCTGCCGATCCCGGAGCCGTATCACTCGGCCCTGGTGCTGGCGGTCCTGACGCTGCCGGGCCTTGAAGCCCTGGTGGAACTGGCGATCCGGGAGGGGACGGCGCTCGCCGCCACCATAGCCACCAAGCGGCTCTCGACCCCGTAACCGCCCGTCACAATACCGCAAAACGGCGCCGTGAGACCTAAATTAGCACCCGGTCGGCGCCCTGGACTGACCTTTCGGTTCAGGAGCCGCCACCGCCGGGGTTGCTGCGGGCCGGATTGGATACCGACTCCGGTTATGGGTGATCCGCAGTGTGCAAATTCTGCGACCCGACGGTTACGGTCCTTGCACGGACCTAGCGTGTGGCTTCCACGCCGCCGCAGCAACAACTTCATACCCCGCGACCGGACCCAAATCAAGACCGGCGTGCGGCGGGGTTAGGCTTCGTCCAGCGGGTCGAGTTCGTCCGCTTTCATGCGGAGCGCGGCGGCAGCAATCGCATTGGAATCCGCTTCCGTCCAGTCCGATGGAAATAGCGCATCGATCGCATCAAAAATAACCTGATCTGCATCGCCTTCCGTCTCGACATACCCGTAGCCATCCAACGAACCTCCATCCACCGCGCCGCCAGCAATTACGGACTGGTATAATTCGTGATTCCACCCACTGTTGCCGAACGGGCGCTTTCCGGAAAAACCCTCGCCTTTATGCCATAGCGTCCGCAACAAGGCTTGCAGATATCCGCCGACCGTTGCCGCGCCTGCGTCATTCGCTTGCATTGGCAGCATAAGAACCTGTTTTGCGTCCATAATCACTCTCTCCATACCCGACGTGCGGCGGGGCTATGCGTGTACGATGATCTTGACGACCTAGCCGTCAGTCATCGGCGAAGACCTCCGGTTTGCGTATCGGCAGGAAACATTCTCCCACTTGGCGAATGTAGTCGTAACCGCATTCCGACCCGTGCGCGGCGCCGGGCGGTAGGGGGAGCGCCGTCATTGATGCCCACCATCCATTCCCCGTGATCAGGCATGTGTCACGCCCGATATTGCTGCGGCCCCAATAGTAATCGGTCGGCCACCGTGAACCGGCTGCCACGGGGCGCGGTACGACACCCTCATAAGCGGCGAGTAGCCGAGCGGCGGAGACATCCCAGAACTCGCCGGACTGCCGAGGGGTTGCCAGTAGCACAGCCTGCCCGACCCTCGGTAGGGCGGTTGCTTCGCTGACCCATGTCAGCAGGGGCGGTTCGTCAGTCATGGTCAACCTCCCTCCACCAACCCGGCGTGATCTCGACCTCAAGCGCCGGATCGCGAGACCATTCCGTGACGCTGCTCCGCACCCAATACTCGATTACCCGGCGCGGCACGCTGTTCATCGTCGCGCCGGCCAAGCAGCACCCGACGTTCGGCGGATCGCCGTAATCGAGTTCCCGCGCCCGGATCGCGGCGGCGACATTTCCATGGCGGCGGTGCGCCGAGTGCGCCACATGGAACAGCCGCCCGCAAGACTGGCACGCCACCTCGACCAGCGCCGCCTCATCGGCATAGATGTTGGCGCACAGGCGCGGGCCGAACGGGGCGTAGCGCGGCACCCCATATTCATCGAACCAAGTCGGTTCGCGATCTATCAGGGAGCGGATGTCGTTATAGCTTTCCCGCATGGTCAACCTCCCTCGGTTCGTGCGGCGTGCCGCCATAGACCAGCCTGTCGTAGACCTCCCGGCACGTCGCTTCGTCCTCGATCTCGGTCTGGATAGCCTCTATGCCCATCCGGTCGAAGTGTCGTCGCTCGATCTCGGGCAGATCCGGATATCGCCAGCCGGACACAGCGAAGCCACCAGCAAGCCATTCGGTGATCGCTGTCACGCGCTGCTGGCCGTCCAACAGCCACCGATCGCAGCGCCCGGCGGCGTGCGTTTGGTTCCAGACGATCGCCCCCACCGGCAACCCCATGTAGAGGCTTTCGATCAGCCGGCGCTTCTGCTCCAGCGTCCACACAAGCCCGCGCTGGAAAGGCGGCACGATGAACGCGCCTAAATAGCGTTCACCCGGCGCGAGGTTGCGGATAAACCCGCCGTGATCCTTCGTCAGTCCGGACATCATCATCCGGCCGCTTGATCCGTAAAGTAGCCGCGTGGGCATGATCCGCTTCGGCATGATCGACTCCTTCAACGCGAATAATTGCACATTCATCTTGCACGCGCAAGCAAAATCGCTTACGATGATCGTCATGACGGCAGATCAAGTTAGAAGCCTATTGCGCCGGGTGTGCCTCGAAGCGGGCAGCGTCCGCGCATGGGCGATGCGGAACGGCACGTCGCCACAGTATGTGGGCGACGTGATCTCCGGCAAGCGAGAGCCGGGTCCGGCGGTGCTCAACCCGCTCGGCATGGAAAAGCATGTCGATTATAGGCGCAAGTGCGCAACACGGAAGGAACCAACATGAGCGACGATAAAACCACCAAGCCTGACATCCTAGACCGCCTTGCCCCGTGGTCCGTGCATGAACCCGGCGAGACGGACGGGCCTAACGAAGTGCTGGTCAAAGACGCGATGGATGAAATCCAGCGACTTCGGACTGCCCTAGAGGACATCATGGGCGCGCAAATGCTGTGGCACGGTGGCGTCGGCAGACCGCCCTACGAACAGGTCGTAGGGCACATTGATGTCATGAAAGACATCGCACGGGAGGCGCTGAAACATGTCTGACCGCAAACCCGATACCACCACACCCGACCGACACCCGATCACGTTCGAGGTCATCCCCGGAACCGACATTGCCGAAATCCGCGAGGCGCACCCGGACTGGTCAGAGGATGAATGTCGGTCTGAACAGAGCCGTGTTGCCGGCGCGGCATTCCGCGAACTGTTGAGGATAAACACGCAATGAGCAAGCCCGATACCACCGAACCCTGCCCGCGCCTTGCATTTGAGGTCACGATGAACGGCAAGCGATTGTTCGGACAAAATCTTTTACTCGACCAAGCGGGTAACGCTTCTGGCGCGTGGAACGTGGCAGCGGCGATGCTCTCGGCGTGGCATCCGGTTCTCGCTGCGGCTATTGCGAAGGAATTGAAGAATGTCAGATGACCCGAAAGCCACTGGCCGCGATTGGCCTGTGTCGCGATGGGACGAACTGGCAGCCCGCGCCGCATCCGGCGATCTTAGCGAAGCCGAAAACGACGAAATGCTGTCGCTTGGCGATCTGTTCGCTGAATGGGAGGCCGCCGACTGCGGTTAGCACCCCTCCCGAGCATCTTCCTTCGGCAACGGAACCCCAAACGTCTCCGCCAGAGACGCTAGCGCCGCCTCAAGCGGACTCTTGCTTGCTAACGCTATAACTGCTGCCGGCCGGGGCGACTCTGTGCAAACCGGCCGGAAAACGTAGGCATTGGCGATCTGACGCGAGGCAACGCACCCCCTGCCCCATGCCACGCGGACCCGGCGCATCTGCTTCGTGAGCAGCCCGATCTCAACGAGCTTGCGCACGCTGCGGATAGCCTGATCCCGGCACACGCCGGCCAGTCTCGCGATCGTGGCGTATGGGGCGGCGAGGTCGGCGCTGCCTGGCCTGCGTAGCCGCCACAGCATGGCGTCCAGCACCGCGTAGTCGTGCGGGGTCAGTATGTGCGCGGTCAGCAACCGGCGGGCGTGGCTTGCGGTCCTGGCGGCTTGGTCTGGTGACATTGGCGGCTCCTGCCGGGCCGCTGCGATGGGATCAGAACGCACGTCTCCAACTGCCGCTTGACGGCGCTTTGGAAATCGGCATGATGGGGATTGTCACGTCACCCATCGGTTTTGCGTTTCGGGTCGCCCTCGCACGGCGGCCCGTTTTGCTATGGTGGCATCGGATTGCTCCGGCCCGCACTATTACGGGGCGGTCATCCTACGATGACGAATCGGGATGCGGCAAGGCGGCGTCCAAAATCGTTCCGGATTGCCGGTTGACCGGCAATTCTTGCCCGATCCTACCGGTGGCTTTACCGGAGATGGTCCGGCTCCGCCCCAACCGATCGTCGTCTATGTCAGCAAACCGGCGCGCAATGGTCCGCGATCCGATCGCCCTGCCGCCAGCCTGCTTCATCGCCGCTGCGCTATGCTGCATCGCGGCCAGCGCCAGCATCCGGGCGGAAAGCTGGTCCTCAGTGAGCGGCGGATTGCCGTCATCGTGCCCATTATTAGCCGGGGGCTTTACTCGTCCTTCCTCGTAGTCAATCCGGCAGTTAATCGCGCCGGCTAACCACGTTCCCATGGAATCGCCGGACTGCGCGGCGTAGCGCCGGGCGGCCTCCCACGCGGTTTTCGGGACGCCTTTGACGTTGATAATGGTCTTATCATCGGCTGGATTATCCATAGCTTACCTCATTGCTAACCCTGACAGATTGCCGCATATTAGCGCCGCCGTAAAGCGGACGGATTAGCGGGCGGTCAAGCGGGCGGCTTACCACCCTCCATCACTTCCGCCGACTTCATAGCCTTAGCAAACAGTTGATCCGGCCCGCACCCCGGCAGCGTCACCACAGCCCCGGACGGGGGCCAGACCAGCCGAAGGTGGTTCCATCCGTCCCTGCCGTCGCGCACCCATCCTCGGGCGGTCAGGATGCGGGCGTAGCGGGATTCGATCGCGGATCGGTAGCCCGGCTTGCTCATCGCGCTTTTCTCCGCCTTTTGCCGAACCGCTCCGGATCGAACTCCGCCAGCCCCTCGGCCTCGGCGTTGATGATCTGCGCCTCGTATGCCGAAATCTCCGTTGCGAGGCGGTCAACCTGGTCCTTTGCGCGGTCGGCTTCGGCGCGGTAACAGGCGAGGGTGGCCTTCCCGTTGGCGAGGCGTTTGCGGTGCCAGGAGATGGGGTTGGGGCGTTCATCACTTCCTCCTCTCAACCGCCAGCGCGGCCCGAATGGCGGTCTCGATATCACGGTCTGAGGGAAGATAATCCTTCGGCAGCGTCGCGAGACCGGCCTCAACGGCGGGGTCGGGCGCAACGATCGGCTCCGCCGGCATCGGCGGCAGGGGTGTAAAGTGCGTGTGGTAGCCGGGCCAGCCGCCGCCCGGTTCATTGCTGGCAAACTCGATCTCGTTGTCCTCCCGGCCGCAGCAAATGCGCAAACGCATGGTGCGACCGACACATAGCGGCGTTCCGACCCACGGCGCCTCTTCGACCGGGAACTTCCACCACAGGACATCCCCCATGTCTTCGTGCCATTCTGACAACGGGCGAGCAACAACCTGAATGGATTGTGTCGGCTTGGCTGGCTCGACCGGCGCGGCAACCGGCGGTGCGCCGTAGCGGGCAATGATGGCGCGGGCGATGTCGCGGGCGTCGTCTTGCCGGAAGGCGTTCCCGCGCTCCACCCATGCGGGCTTCCGCGTGTCGTCTCTGTAGAAGCCCGAACTGTCGAAGATCACCTTCGCCAGACCTTCCACGTCATCCAAACGGATATCAACCATCTATTTCGTTCCTTCTGTTTCGTTCAGCCGCCCATATTGCCGGCGGCGAGCATGGCCTCAATTGCGTTGGAATCCCTCCGGGCGCGGCTCGCGTCCGTGTGCGTCAGCAGTTCGTCAACCGACATGCCTTGGAGTATTTCGTCCTCGATAATGTGCATCGCGGCATCGTGGTACTCTGCCCACAGGTCCTGATTCATCGCATCGAATGCTGTGGATTCAGGGATTTTGATAAGCCTTCCGTCCACCAGCCGGCATATTTCCACATGGCCCGTCGCAACTTTCAGCGCCTCATGCAAAGCCTCGGGCGTCCGCCAGTTGCCCGGACAGTGCGTCACTACGGATGCCAGCACAGACCAGTAGCGGCGGTGCTGAGGTAGTGAGCGGCTTCGCGCGATTTGCGCGCCGACGATGCTGCCGGGTTTCAGTTTGGCGTGCTGCGTGGCCCCGTCTTCGTCCACCGGCTCATAGCCGGCGGCGGTAACGCGCAGCGCAGTCGGGAGGCGGCGGGCCGACATCAGAACGGAATTTCGTCGTCGCCGATCGGCTTGCCCGCATCGTCAGCCGGCAGGAAATCAGGTTCCGAGTGAACGACCGGCAGAGCCGCGACGAGCGAGGCAAGCAGATCGTCCAACCGGCCTGCCGCGTCGTTCTTGAAGTTGGCGCGTGCCAACTTTACGTCCTCTCGGTTGAGAATTGCCCGGATCGCATCCGCGTCTTTGGCGGCGAGCGCATCGGCGGTTTCCGTGGCAAACCGAGTCAGCCAATCCTTTATCGACACTTTCGGTTTGGCAGTCTCGCGCGGCGACGGTTCGCGCGGCGTTTCGCGCGGCGTTTCGACCTGGGTTGCCGTCGACTCGACAGGCGGCGACTGGTTGTCAAAGCCCGCATCCGGCACTTCCTCGGCGGGCGTTGTGGACAGCCCTGCGTTCATCATGACAACGACATGGGCAAATGCCGACCGGCACGCCCGGCTGATGGCGCGGGTCTGCGCCATGGCGCGGATCGCATAGTCGGGGCGCTTGGGGAGAACGTCTTCATACCAGACCTTTTCGCCGCGCTTGTCGCCCCACTTCCATCTGCGCACCGTCCCGCCGAACCACGTGGGTTCATCCGCCCCGACATAGCCTTCCGCGCTGGAAATGAGGGCACCGTCTGCGATGCGGATAATCCGCCCGATCGCGCTCACGCTGCCGTCCGGGTGCCGCGTCACGTCTCCCGATGACGCCACGCACCCGTGCGCGAGGGACAGCGCCTGCCACCCCTCGACGCAGACGTAATTGCGATCCCCGATCTTCTTCGCGGTGGCAACCACGATCTTCTTGCAGACCTCAGCGGCGTCCGTGCTGACACGATACAGTTCAACACCGCTCTGCGGGCCGGGCATTCTTGCGGGCGGCGGTTCGGAAATTTTGGCGACGGCGTTCATTACGCGCTCCTGATTGTAAGTACTGGTCTGGCATTCGACAGACATGCGCCCTCGATCACCACGCCCTCTTTCAGATCGGCAGCCAGCGCATCCTTATTGACCTTGCGCGTCGCCGGGACGGGCGTAGTATACTCGTCCGGGACGGCGTTTTCATCTGTAATAACGACTGATGGACGGCCGGCGCTGATACTGATTGTGCCATGCGGCAGGACTTTCTTTTTCGACCCGATCGCCTCCATGATCGCTTGAATGGTTGCGCGGGCGGCGTCCTTGGCAGACTCGAACCGTTTCCGGCGCGCGGTCAGGTTTTCGGCCATCATCTTGGCTGCGTCGGCGTTAGCTTCGGACAGTTGCGCGGCGGCCAGAAGCCGGTGCAGCAGTTCGTCCACGTCGTCGCATTCGCGGCCCAGGGCGGCGTCAACGTCGGCATCGGGGTCTTCCGTCAGCAGTTGGGCACGCGCGGCCTGATAGGCGCTGACAGCGGCTTGCACGCTGTATGCGGATGGGGCGGTCATGCCACCCACCCGGTCACGATACGGACGATTTCCACCATGCAGGAGACGACAAACACCAATTTTCCGGCGGCGATCCAGAGAGAACGCGGCGGCAGCACACCGCCAAACTGGGCTGCCGTCAACGCATAGACAATGGCCCCGATGAAGGCGAGCGCGTGGCCGCTCGCCACGAACAGCAACGCGAATGCGACAGAAAGTGCGATGAGGAAATATTTTTGGTAGTCGGTCATCCCGGCCTCGTATGCGGCATGGACTGCGCTGATGGTGTCGGTGCTCATGTGGTGGGTGTCTCCGTTACTGGATCGGGTTGCGCCTTCGGGGTTTGCGGCGGATGGATTGTGTTCGGTCCCCGGCGATCTGCCGCCTGATCGTCGGCGCTGTTCACGTGGATAACTTCGGATAGCAGCCGGTTGACCGTCACATGCAGTTCGGCGCGCAACTTGTCTTTCAGCGCGCCGCCGAGGTTGACGACGTGCTGGTGCATCTCGCCCTTGAAGTCGGCGGCGACAAGTTGCGTCATCAGCCATTCGGCGCGCGTGTTGTTCGCACCATACCCCGACGATGGCTTGCCTTGCTTATCCACCATCTCGTTCCAGTATCCGCTGATCATTCTTTCCAGTTCGGCGCGGATCGTCGTCGGCTTACCCTCGCGCTGGCCGAACGAATCGACTTTGTGGTATTCGTGCTCAAAGCCCTGAGTGATGGCGAGTTCGATCGCGGATTTGATCTTGTCGTTTGCCACCTCTTTAAAAAGGCGGTTGATGCGATCATCGACGGCGCGCTGAACGCGGCCATAAAGGTCCTCGTCGCCAACGATCTTGTCGGAGACTTCGCGCACGATCGCATCTTCTATGCGGGTCTGATTGAGTTCCATGGTGTTATTCTCCTGTTGTTTCGTCCGCCGGATCGGCGACGGTCTAGTGGGTCTTTGGATCAAAGAGCCGGCGGCGAACCGCCGGACTCCCTGAAGCAGTGTCGGTGTCAGCCCTCGTTGTCGGTGCCGGCTTCGTCGGTGTCGGCGGGGTCCGCGTCGTCGGCGATGTCGCTGATTTCGATCTTGCCGCCTTCGGGGACTTCGACGGTGACATCTTCGTCGCCCGGTTCGATCGTTGTCGCTTGATCGAGATCGCGGGTGCCGTCCGCTGCAACTGGCTGAACCGTCACGGACCTGAAATTGTCGTCGTCGGAAGTAATGTAGAGGGTCGTCATGTGATATTCCTTTACTGCGCCGGTTTCTCGTTGACCGGCAACGATTGCCCCTTTCGGGTAGGCAATTTACATAGTCAGCGCGATAGCCAGGATCAGCGCCGACGCTCCCCATGCGGCCAGCGCACAAGCCAGCGGCAGCGAGCTATAGCGGTCCATCACAGCCATGGCCGCGAAAATTGAACCGGCAAAAGCCAAGCAGAAGGCAAGCACGGTTAGAGCGGTGTTCGGGTCGATCATCTGGCGTTGCTCCTGACTAAACTCGCGGCCCGGCAAGCCACCCGGCCACAACCGCGCCGACCGCCAGAACGCCCGCCAGCCCGGCAAACCCCCAATCGCCAGCCGATGCGCGGTCAACCGCGGCAACGGAGAGGATGCCCGCCAACAGGCAGCCGGCAAGGTATGCGGTGACCCTTCCAACGTCCGTCTGCCAGACCGGGGCGTCATCGAATTGGATGCGCTTGGCGGCAAGCGCGGCATCGTGAAGGGTGCTGATGCGGGTCACGCCCAAACCCTCCCGTTCGTTTCTTCGGACATGAACAGCTTGCGGGCAGCGAGGCACGCCGGCCTGAGATCGGCTGCATCCATCACCATGACGTTGCCGCGTGACATGACGGCAACCTTTATGCTGTCGCCGGCCTCAGTGCGAAACTCGCCGCGCAGGATCGGGCATTTGTCGCCGGGCGGGAGGCAGTAGATCGTTTCCCAAGCGTCGGTCATGGTGTCAATTCCCTTGCATATTCAAGCCGGGCATCCGCCTCGGCGTCGGGTTCGGGCTGGCGAACCGGCGGCAAATCCGCGGTTTTCAGGACAGTGCTCCCGTAGATCAGGTGCCCGCCGGGGTTCGTGCGCCAGTTCCGGCCGTCCGGGCGGGCGACGGCCCAGCCGAATGACGCGGTTAAGATCAGGCGAGGGGTGGACATCACGCCACATCCCTGGCCGAAACATCCTCGAACGGCACCACGTAGTAAGATGTCGGGGATGTCATATCATCCGTCCGCACCCTGTATCGCTGCGGGCGGTATTCGTAGACGCCGTGAATCGTCGCCGGCTTGCCGCACCATGTGACGATCGCACCCGATGCGAACTCAGGCTCGCGGGGGTTCTCCGCGGCCCACACGTCCTCCGCTGCGTCGTAGATGCGACCGAGGATCGTGCCGAACTGGTCGAGTTCTTTGGCTAACTGCATGCAGCAAGTCCAATGGAATCTATTTTCCAAGTCGCGGGCGATCTCGTAGCCGTCGCCGATGCCCCATTGGGTTGCCTCCACGATGTCGTCGGCGCACTCTTCCAAGTCGTCATCGGCAGTCAGCGCGCCGGACTTACTCATTTTGGCAACAAGTTCAAGCGCGGCCTGCCGGCGCATTTCTTCGGTCTTGGTCGGGCGCTTGTTGCTGCCTTTGCAGACCAATGGCAGGGATTCGGTGGACATCAGGCGGACTCCCCCTCGTTTGTAGCTTCCGCTTCCCATGGACTCGGGCAAAAACAGACATTCCCCACATTGAACTGCTTCAATGCTTCCCATTCATCGACATCATCAATGGTTGCTGCGTCGATTGCCTTGTCAATCGCTTCTTCTTCGCTGTCGGCCTCGACCTCCAGGAAAGCGTGTCCGGCGATCGGGATTTTCACGGAATAAATGCGGGCCATGTTAGACTGTCTCCGGAGTTTCGATCTTGCTGTTCTCGATCGCGACCGGGCCGGCAATAAACCGGGCCAACTTGGAAAGCAGAACACTCGCGTTCGCGCTGGCATCCGACCATCCGGGCGGGGGATCATCAGAATGAAGCACCGCCTCGATGTATGAGGACACTCTTGAAGCGCGAACAAGAAGGTCTGCGGCTTCGTCGGCTGGTATGGTTCGCATGATCTCTACTCCGCTGCGTTAAGAAAACGGGCCTCGGCACGGTCAAAATCACGCTCCATCCGACTGTCTTCCCAGCGGTCATAGGCGCTGTCATCGGCCGCGAAATCGTCTCGCTGTTCGTCTGCGACCTCGCAAGCCTCTGCGTGGTGCGCCTCGAACCACGCTTCCAGGCCACCGATCTCGGCAGCAGTCAGCGGCGCGTCGGATGGCATCGGGCCGTCGATTTCCGCCGAAACGAACGACAGTTCGTATTCCGCGGGTTCGGCGGGGTAGCAGTCGCCGGGTTCGCCGTAGAATTTGCCAGGGCAGCCGGGGCGGTAACTGTCGATCCGAAAATACACGATCACATCGAGTTCGCCAGGTTCGCCATCGTTGGCATCCGGGCGCGTGATGCGCGTTCCGAGAAAGAGTTTGCTCTCAAGAGAGCGGCGGCCGGGGTTGGTGATGACTTGCATGGCTGTTACTCGGCAGATTTGTCGGCGGCCGGAGCCTCAACGCCCCGCTTATCGGACGCTGCCAGCGCCAGCAGAGCGTCCTTGTGGGCATCCCAAAACCGCCTGGCCGTAACCCCGTCCATGCGCGCGATTTTCTCGTTGTCGAACGCGGTCCATTCCGCAATCGTGTGGAGTTCGCACCCGATCTGCATGTGGTTGTCGAGAATGTAAATTAGATACGCGAGACCGCTGATTTGTAGCGGGGCGCGATTGATGGTGATGCCGTCTCGCCATTTGGCGCCGGCCAGATTGGCGCCGGCCAGATTGGCGCCGGCCAGATTGGCGCGGGCCAGATAGGCGCCGTCCAGATAGGCGCCGTCCAGATTGGCGCCGTCCAGATTGGCGCCGGCCAGATTGGCGCCGGCCAGATAGGCGCCGTCCAGATTGGCGCCGGCCAGATTGGCGCCGGCCAGATAGGCGCCGTCCAGATTGGCGCCGGCCAGATAGGCGCCGTCCAGATTGGCGCCGGCCAGATTGGCGCGGGCCAGATTGGCGCCGTCCAGATTGGCGCCGTCCAGATTGGCGCCGGCCAGATAGGCGCCGTCCAGATTGGCGCCGGCCAGATAGGCGCGGGCCAGATTGGCGCCGTCCAGATTGGCGCCGTCCAGATTGGCGCCGTCCAGATTGGCGCCGTCCAGATTGGCGCCGGCCAGATTGGCGCGGGCCAGATAGGCGCCGGCCAGATTGGCGCCGTCCAGATTGGCGCGGGCCAGATTGGCGCCGGCCAGATAGGCGCCGGCCAGATTGGCGCGGGCGCCCCCTTCACCGCGCAACCACAAAGCGTGATCCGCGAGGATTTTCGGTAGATCGAAGGTTGTTTCGGTCATTTTATCTGCTCCGTTACTTGATTAACAACGCCACTCCGCCGCCCGTCCCGCTGCAAAATCAGCCGCAGCCCGTCCGCAAGGTCCACGATCACGTCCAGAACTTCCGGCGGGAGGGGTGCGGCGTGGGTGCCGATGAGGGCAAACAGGCCGAGTTCGGTGCGGTCGGCGATGGCGCTATACCCCCGCCTCGGCCATGACCGCGCCGAACCGCGGCAACTGCGCTTGCACAAGAAGCAGCAGGTCATCGGCGCTGATTGCGCCCCGGTCCCCATCGATGGCTCGGGTAACATCACGTTCGGGGATGATGCCCAACTGCACTGCCCGCAAAACGGCCAGCATTTTCACGAGGTCTTCGCCGCAGACATCTTTGTAAAGCTGCCAAACGCGAGACCCGTAAATCTTGTGGGTGTCGAGAGCGAAGATACCACCCAAGCCACCAAGGGCGCTGTCGGGGTCGATCGCTGCGCCGCGCTTCATCGCTTCCGCGCACACGCGGATTGCGCCGGGGTTGCCTTCTCCGATCGCCACAAGCGCATCAAAGCCGGACATGTCGAAAGAGATTCGGGACATGGCGCTATACCCCCACCCGTTCCATCTGCCGGACCCGCCGGGCGCACTCGCGGGCACCCGGCCGCCGGTAGACTGTGGGGTTGAAGTCCAGCGGGCGATAGTTGCGCCCCGTCTGTTCCCACGGCTTCAACTGCCGGGCGCGGTGAGCGGCTTGCTTGGAAGCCCGAACAGCGGCGAGTTCCGCAGCCGTGGCGGGCTTCGCATCGCGCTCGGCCCGGACGCGCTCGCCGAGACCAAACGCGGGGGACAGGCAGCGGCCCCACGCTTGCGTAGCGCGGTCGTGCTGAGCTTGCCGGTTAATCGTCTTTGTTCTGGTGATGTTGTTCATTGCGTTACGCCTTTTCTGACCTGTTCCAATGAGGGGTTGTGCGTCGCAAACACTTCCGCCCAAAACGCTTGAAGATTTGCGATGATCCGGCGCGGGTCGTTGTCGTTCACCGGCACCATCCGCGCAGTACGTCCGCGGTTGCGTGTGGCGAGAAAGCCACGGGCACGGGGCGAATTGTTAACGCCGTTGCCAAACCGGGATTGTTGGCGCTTCCATCACGGGTTCGCGAGGGAGTGTCGGTGCTGTGGGTGTGGGACGGGTTGAGGTGCATGGGGCGGTGCTTTCCGTAGCGCGTGGAGGCATATCACCATATTGGTGATGTCGTTGGCAAGAGCCAATCGCGGGAAAATCACCAAATCGGTGAATTAGTTTTGAGACAAGGAATCCCGCCTATGCGCGGGGGGGGGCGTGAGGTTCGCGCTCTCTATATACTAAGGATGGTCCGCCACTATGACGGTAGCTCGCTTAATGCCCGCCGCTACGCCTGATGGCGTTGTTCGCCCATGCATCAACAGCGGCAAGGATAACATCCTGAGCTTCAGGCGTGAGCCGCCGCCAGAAATCAAGGAGCGTCCGCTCTGTGTCATCCTCGATGAGATCGCTTTCGCGTGGCGGGGCGCTCGACGTGACCAGGGCATCCGTGAGCAGATCAGCCTTGCTAACGCCCATGGCGGCAGCCAGGCGCTTGAGCCAGTCGTCAGCTAGGCGTCGCTGGCTCTTTTCGAGCCGCGATATCTGCTGAGTGCTGGTGTCGGTTAGCCTGGCCAACTTCTCTTGTGACCAGCCTAGCCGCTCCCGGTGTTCCCTGATGCGGTTTTGCATGCGCGTAGTTTCACCAAGGCGGTGAAAATCACCAGCACCAGATCGGTGATTTTTTTCACGCGACATGGTGATTTCGGTTGACGACAATATCACCAATATGGTGAAGTGTGATCACCATGAACCTACAGACATACCTCGACACGAACGCCATCGCCCCGGCCAAGTTTGCCGGATCGATTAACGTCACGCCAACGGCGCTCGGCCGGTATCTGTCAGGTGACAGGATACCCCGCCCAGATGTCTTGCGGCGGATTGTTTCCGAGACACAGGGAAAGGTGCAGCCGAATGACTTCTTTCCGTTTGCCGGAAAGAAGTCCGTGTGATGCCGGTTTATATGATCCGCGCTGGCGAGAACGGCCCGGTCAAGATTGGGCGCGCACAGGACATCCGCAAGCGACTTACTGAGCTTCAGGTTTTCCACTGGGAAAAGCTGCGGATCATGCGCGCGTTTACGGGCGGCGTGGCAGAGGAAGCGATGCTTCATGATCTCTTTTATGATCTGCACCTCCGCGGCGAATGGCATCATTTTTCCCGCGCCATGCTCGCGGATGTCGGTCTGCCTGAGATTGATTTGAAGGCTATCGGAAGCGCCCCGCAACTAAGGAGAAGGTCGCGCACAACTGAGGATGAAAGCATTATCCAAACCGCTATTAAGAAGGCCGGAAGCGTCAAGGAGTTTGGTAAGCTTATCGGTCGCACGCCGCAGTGTATTTCGCAATGGAAGCAGATCCCTACGGAACACGTCCGCGCAGTCGGTCGGCTGCTCGGCCTGCCCGCGTGCAGGATCAGGCCGGACGTTTTTGATGCAGAGGTGGCGTAAATGGCAACCAAAGCCCTGCCCTACGCCGGTCGCACGATCCTGCCCGCCAGCCACATCCAGACCGACGCCACCATGGTCAGCGGCACGGCCCATGGGCTTCCCGCCGCAATGTCCATGGCGGCGATCCACAACAACGCAGCGGCGCAAGCGACTGATGCGGTGAGGCAAGCGCCGGCTGCGCCATCACGCGCGGCGGCAATCGCGAGAGGTTTCGCTCGGGTAAAAAGGGGGTTGTCAACATGCATCATATCGTTTGCCTTTCGGTGTGTGGAGCATTTGGTCTCGGCATTGCTCTGGTTTTCCATACTCTGATGTCCAGTGTGGTGTTCCCATGATCGAATCGCTGATCATTTGGTGCGGCCTGAGCGTCGCGTTCGCCGTGTTGATCGGGATGTGCATTGCCACGATGGGGGATGACTGATGCCCATCCTCATTGATCCCGGCAAGGCTCTGCCGCCCATCGTCGCCGGCTCGGAGCAGCGCATCCCGCAGCCCGTCCCCGGGTGCGACGTGACGTTCCGGACCCCGCCGGAAGGCGAGACAGAAGCACAGTCCGGCGCCGATCAGAGCGAGGGTCAGAACCAATGACATGCCACGAACAAATCGCCGCAGCGATCAACGAACCGAACGCCGGCCGGCGCATCGCTGCGATTTTGGAGAGGCGTCGGCGCGAGTTGTCTTCGATCCCGGTCAAGGATCGCACTTCCGCGGATAAGGTCGAATACACGGCTGTTCGCCGCGCAATCAGCGCGAGACGGAAGGCAGCATAGATGACCCTCATCGAAGAACCCAACGTCATGAAAGACGACCACATACTCGCCGCCTTGGAGGCGGAGCGTGACCGCCTTGTTGCGGTGATCGCTAAACTCGAACCCGCGAGGGCGCGGCTGACCGCGATTGAGGAAGCGATTAACGTGCTGAACGGCGAAGTCCGCCCAAGTTCCCGGTATCTCGGGAGTCCTTTGCGTTCCGGGTTGACTGCTTTTGTTCGTGACCAAATTTGCGCCGCTGGTCCCGATGGTGCGACGGCAAAAGTGATTGAGTCGGCAGCTAAGCAAAAGCTTCCTGCCACTCACCCTAATTCCATCAGGTCCACCCTGAGTAAGATGTGTCGGGATGGCGAGGTACGGAGAAACCCGCAAACCGGCGCTTATGTTGCTGTGCCGCGCATTTCCGTGGCCGCCTGACATGCCCATAGCAGCGCGCTTTCCAGGTACGCGGAATGTGCTGCTGTCGTCCGGCCGGGATGATCTCGGCCGGGCGTTCCCATCGCTGTCGGCTTCGGCCGCCAGCCTTCCCGGCGCTGCACGGGTAATGCAGCAGGACGTTTCCTCCCTGTATGGGCTTCGGCCCCAACTCGCTTCCGGCGCGGTCCCCCTGCGCCGGAAGCCTTTTTTCGCCGGGTGGTTGCCTGACCCGTCCTGCAAGACGGGTTCGGTAACAATCCGGGCCAGGACTGCAATCCTGGCCGTATCCACTACCCTTTTTACGATGCTGCTGATGTCCTCCATTGCTGCCGTCCTTTCGTCTGCACACAAAGTAGGGGCGAAAGGATGGAGAAAGGAAGCGAGGCAGATACCCACGCGCGGGCGCAACCGATGAGTGCCGCTTGCGCAACTCTTAGTGATACCCTCTTGACCGTTATCACACGGGAATACGGAGGTGCGCGTCATGCCGCTAAGCGGTTGGCGCAGCACGCAAAAACGTCGCACCGCACGGCTGAGAAGTGGCTGTTGGGGACATCGGTCCCTTCCGGGGAAAACCTTTTGAACCTGCTGGCCGAGTGCGACGCTCTTGCCGCCGAGGTTAACCGGCTTGTTGAGGAACGGAGGGCTAACCGAAAGTAACGATTGACGACGCTGACCCGGTGTTCGCTGGGCGGTGGGCTATAGCCGGGGAAAATCAAATGGAAATCATAATCGGGGTAGTTTTTGCGGCGTGGAGTTTGGTGCTGACGTTGTGGGTCTGGCACCTCTATGTATCCACGTCTCGCCGGACGACGGGATACCGGGATGCGCTGGCGGAAAGAGTGGCGCAGTTGCGGGCCGATCGGGCAGAACAAGCCGAGCGTGAGGCCGGCATATGACCGCGCCTGATCCGGCGGTTGATCTCCGGGCCGCCACCCGCGAGTTCCTTCGGGCGAACATGGTCAATGCCAAAGCAGCGCACGATGCGGCGCTGGCGACTGCGGCGGTCACGCTGGCGACTGCGGCGGTCACGCTCGCGACCTACGAGGCGTCGAAGTCGGCGCTGAGGGAGTGGGGGGAGTGAAAATCCTCGTAGCCTGCGAATACTCCGGTCTTGTCCGTGACGCCTTTATAGCGGGGGGGCATAGCGCAATGTCATGCGATTTGTTTCCGACAGAACGGCCCGGCCCGCACTATCAAGGTGACGTTCGCGACATCCTGAATGATGGCTTTGACCTAATGGTTGCGCACCCGCCCTGCACCCATCTGGCAGTCAGCGGCGCCCGATGGTTCGTGGACAAACTGGAGGAACAGGCCGAGGCGTTGGAGTTCGTCCGTTACCTCTTGGCCGCACCGATACCGCACATCGCAGTCGAGAACCCGGTATCGATCATCAGCAGCCGAATCCGTCCGCCGGACCAGATCATCCAACCGTGGCAATTCGGGCACGGCGAGACAAAGACCACATGCCTTTGGCTGAAGGGTTTGCCGTTTCTTCGTCCAACCAACATCGTTGCCGGCCGCAAGCCGAGGGTTCATTTTATGCCGCCGTCGCCGGATCGATGGAGAGAGCGGAGTCGGACATTTCCGGGGATTGCTTTGGCGATGGCTGATCAATGGGGCGATCTGTCCGGACATTTTGTTCAGGCGGATTTGTTCTCGGGAGTTGCCGCATGACCGCCCTGTTCTGCTTCTTCGCCGGCATTGCCATCGGCTCCGCTGTAACCACGGTCGTCCACACGATGCGCAATCCAGCGATGATGCGCCAGTCGCATGAGGATTTTGAGCGGCTGACGGCGTTCGTGAGGGAGTGGAAGGCGTGAGTAGCCGTTGGCATAACTACCTTGAGGTGGCGGCCGATGCCTAGACACGAGCGGCTCTCGTCAGTACCGATCCCAGCCCCGCCGCCATACGAGCGCAACAAGCAGGGTGATGTCGTATGGACCGACGCGCTCAATGACTGGCTTCGTGCGGCGTGGGCGACTGGTGCCTACACCGCTGACATCGGCCGCAAGGCGAGGATGTCAAAATCCACGATCGTCGGCCGCGCTCATCGGATCAATATCGATGCGCGCCCCTCGCCCATCCTGGCGGCGAAGCCGAAGCAGCCGGCAATACCGCCGGCACCGAAGCAAACACTCTCCCCCTTGTCCGCACTGTCCGCTGTTGTCGAAACACGTGTCACGACGGAGGCTAAGACAATGCCTTTAGTTATGGCTGCGCAGATCGCCACTGAGGCTGCCGCCCGGGTTGCGCCGGCTGTTCCGCCGCCGGTTGCGGTGGAGGCGCGTCCGGTGTTCGAGTGGCGATCGTCTGCCGCGTGCTGCTGGCCGATCGGCGATCCGGGCACGCGGACGTTCCGCTTTTGCGATGACCGCGCGGTGCCGGGCAAGCCGTACTGCGATGAGCACTGCTCAATTGCATACGTCCGGCGCAGCGGACAGGAGGCGGCATGACCGCTCGAAGCGCATTTTCCGAGGCATGGCTTCGGCATTATCAGGCCCGCATCGGCAAGCCTGTGCCCCTTTCTGTGCCCGCCGAGCCTGCCAACGCGGCTCGGGATGCGGCGTGGCTTCGGGATTACGAGCGCAAGGAAGCACTTGCCCGCGGCGTGACGCTAAAGCCCGCTCCGGCGCTGATCGAGTTTGCGATCCGGCACCTCCTGAGACTGCCGAACCGGACGAACGGCCGACATTGGGTGGTCAACTACGACTACCGCCGCGAACTCCTGCCCCTCATTGCCGACGCAACCGAGCAATGGGCGATGTGCGAGCCGATTCAGCGGGCGCGCGTCACCATCACCAGGCACTCAACCGGCGTGGTGGATGACGACAACTTGGCCGCATCGGTCAAGCCGGCGCTGGACATCCTCCTGGCCCGCACGGCGACGCACCCGCACTCGCTCGGCCTGTTGGTTGAGGACGATCCCGCCCGTGTGACACTGCTGCCCCGGCAGGAGCGGGTGTCCGAGCGGCGATTTTGCAGGACGACGTTTTTGATTGAGGCAACGCCATGAGCGCACCACAACCATGGACCGAGGACCAGAAGGCGCTGCTGCGCAAACTCTGGCCCGATACAACGCTCTCGCTGGCAGAGATCGGCCGGCGGTGCGGACATCAAGGAAAAGGCGCGGCGCGGCGCCAGGGGGTCGATGTGCTTGGCCTCCCGCAGTTGGATCGCCAGCATTACGCGCCGCCGCGGCCCGGCGCGGTCGGGCATAGGGGGCTTGGCGGCCCGGCGGATAGGTCGTGGGAGCACCCCATTGTTGCAGAACTTTCCACCGTCGCTGAATGGGCTGTTGCGCAAAAAATCCGGTTCCGCGGATGGGATGATCTGCCCGCGGTCAACGAGGCGAGGGACCGAAAGGCGTTGCCGCGGTTCCAGAAGCCGCTGCGGTGCCATATGGGGCGCGCGGCGTGAGTTCCGAGCCGGGCGGTTTCCCGGCGATGCCAGAGGGAATACAAATGGCAGGTAATTCGAGACCTTTTGCCGACTTGTTGCGGGAGCACCGCAACGGTCGGACGCACGACGAACTGAGCGACGCGCTGCAAGAAATTGTGGCGGCTGTGACCGAGGAAGGCAAGGCGGGCACGCTGACCCTGACAATCGCTATCAAGCCGATGGGCAACAGCGATGGCCTGGAAGTGGCTCTTGACATCAAGAGCAAGCCGCCGAAGCCGAAGGCCGGCGTCTCGATCTTCTTTGCGTCGCCTGAGAACAACCTTGTCCGGCAGGACCCGCGGCAAGCGACGATGGAACTGCGCGAAGTCGGGCCGGCATCCGCCGCCCGCGCGTTGGCGTAAGGAGCAAAGCATATGGGTATCGAAATCGACAACATCCAAGCCGTTATCGACACGGCCAAGCAGGCGGTGGCGCCGGTTACTCTGGTGGACCTGCCGAACGTCAAGATCGTCCACACCGAGCGCGGCACGGAGACGATCGACCTCGCCAAGCATAACGGCGTTCCGGCGCGCAAGACCGGCACCGTGTTGGTGTTCGATGCGGCCAGCCTGTCCGATCTGCTGGCGGCGAACGCCATCCCCGGCGCCACCACGCTTTACATCAATCCGGACACCGACAAGCCGGCAATCGTGGCGGTTATCAACGGCAACGGCGCGGCAGGCCCCGGCCATGGGGATTTCAAGATCGGCATCTCTTTCCGCGAGACGCCTCAGTGGAAGAAGTGGCGGGCGATCGACGGCAGGCTCTTGGATCAGGAGGCGTTTGCCGAGTTCATCGAAGAAAACATTGCGGACATCGCCTCGCCGGTCGGCGCCGAACTGCTGGAGATCGTGACCTACTTGCAGGCCACACGATCGGTCGCTTTCAAGTCCGGAGTGAATCTCAGCAGCGGCGCTGTGCAGTTCCAGAACCTCGAAAGCGTGGACGCCAAGGTCGGTGCGGGGGAGATCGAAGTCCCGACCGAGTTTACCGTTGCCCTGGCGCCCATCTTCGGCGTGCAGCCGTTCGCCATCGTCGCGCGGTTCCGGTTCCGCATCCAGGACGGCAGACTGAAACTCGGCTTCAAGCTCCAGCGGATCGAGGACGTGATGACGCAGACCATCGCCGGCATCGAATCGGCGATCGTGCTGCCGGATGGCACGACAAAGGTCTACGGCATCGCCCCCTGACCGCCTGACGCGAACCGGCGGGGTCTGCAAACCCCGCCGGCCAGCGACTACCGCTCTGCAAAGCGGACGTGCCTGCACTACCCCTGACGAGGTATGCGATGTCGATCCTATCCCTGATCCGCCCCGGTGCGGAAGACGCCCGGTTGCGGGCCGAGGTTTCGCGGCTTCAGGCCGAAGTTTCGCGCGTCGAGGGCGAGCGTGACCATTATTGCTGGTTGGCCTCCTACCGCTGGACGCTGCTGCGAGCGCGTGACCGGGACGTGGAGACGATCGTTCGGGAGAGGGACGATCTGCTCGGGCGGATGGCCGAGGGG